CATTCGTTTATGTCTATACCGTTTTCACTATCACATTGTGATGTATTGCATACTTTTTCACTTAGCAACTCTTCTGTATCGTTCGTTTTCTCTAGTAATGAATAAAAATCATAAGTATAATCAATAGTCCAAATTTTCCCGTAAATTGCGTTTACATCAGCAAACCATTTATTTATATCAAGACTTGCTTGAACTATGTGGTATACATTTTTCATTTTTACTGTAATTCCAACACCTTTAACTTCTTGAACTTTTATTCTATCGTCTTCGTTTAAATTTTTAATACTCATCATTTAACCACCCTTTTTGGGAAAGTATCGTCCTTCATAAGATGTACACACCATTTTCCTCGAGGATGTACTTGAGGTACATTAAATAAATGAGGTTTCTTACGACGTAATTTTTGTTCTTCACACGCTTTCACTCTTTCTCGTGATGTTTCCCATGAATTTAACTTTTTAAATCCTTTCCACTCTTCACGTTTCATTCCCACAGGTACTTCTATTGCCTCTTCGAAAGACCAATATTTATTCATCCTACTTTTCACAGTTTTTAAGCCAACATTAGCAGCTTTCATTTTCTTCAAAGCCTCTTCATCTATCAGGCACTCTTTACCTCTTGCTTTAAATCTTATAGTTTCCATTGAGTTTATCCTCCTTTATTACTCACAATCTACAACCGTCAATTCTAAAATTTTTTCTCTAAATATAACTTTCTTTTTTCCTTTGGCTAATAATTCTTTGACTTCATCTTTGCTTATTGTTAATTCAGGAATTTTCTTGTGACTATTCACATAGTTCAATTCAACCGTATCAAATACATCATTGTATTCAACACCTAAGTAATCTAATAAAATTTTTCTCATTCTTTCTGAGACATAACGATCTTGCGTAGCTAGTTTAGAGATATAATGTCTATTTACATAAATCTCACTCGCTAACTCTCTATACGTTAGATTCTTTCTATTAAGTAACAAATCAAATTTCTTACGATTAATTATTGACTTTACTTTTTTCATTTATTCCACCTCTAAATTATCTATATCAATATCGTAATTTAATACATCTCTCGGGCTCTCTAACAATTGCTCTTTCACAATTTCTATTGCAGCTGAAGATGTTTGCCCTCTTTCAACTGGGACAAAAGTATTAACATGAGCCCTAATCACAAAATCTAATCTCGTTTGAACTTCATAGCTATTCATTTATCTAAAACCTCTTTCTTCTTTTTCTCTCGTCTAGCTTTTAAGAGTTCTTCATACGTTATCCACTCTTGACCAGTATACTTAGGCGCTTTACATATCCATGTGAGCGGTATTCCTCTGTTTTGATATCTAAAAATTTTTGCTTTCAATTTAGCTACTGGTGTTGGCATACCTTTGACATCTATCACTTCAAGCAGTTTGCTATCTTTCCATAATGCAAAGTCTGCAATATATTCTGTTTTACGTTGGTTATCAAACTTAGGTATCAACTCATATCTAGGTTGTAATTCTATATGATTATATTCATTACCCAAGTTACGTTCTAAATGTTGGTAATAGTCACATTCAACTTTGCTATCAAAAGTGACGCCTTTATATTCAACTTTTTTAGAATTGTATTTACTCAAAGCTCCACCTCAAAATAATAATTCGTTAATTGTCATTTGTTGTTGCAATGCTTCTTTTCTGAACAACTTGTATTTACGTTTCAATTTTTCTAGTTCATCTTTCGTTACCGTTCCTGAAAATGTATTTCTAAAGTGTATCCCTGCATAGTTGCCTAACTTATAAGTATCTTCTGCTAGAGGCGTTACACTGCACATCTTCCAACCGTCAATCTGATATAACGTGTATTGCTTTTTAAGTCCGTCGATAAGTCCCATTAGGACACCTCCGTTATTGTCTGCCTGTTGCCTTTTTCTTCCAATTTGTCATTGATTAACTTGATGAGTGCAGCTTCATCACCACTACACCAATCAATCATTTTTTGAGCATAAACATCGGAACACTCAAGTATTTGCATAACATTCTCTTTCGTTACCATGTGTCACGCTCCCTGTAATCATCTCCTAGTACCTTTACAGTCCTAGCGTTATGTTTCATTCTTGAATTGATCCGTTGCCAATTCATATTTTGATTGAGTTCTTTATCACTAAAATTTGTAGTGAAAATATTATTCTTTCCAACTCTGTTATCTACAATGCTGAATAGTTTATTTAATGTGTGTTCAGTGTTTTCTACACCTATATCGTCGAGTACTAACAAATCTATGTTGCTTAGCAGTTGTACAAGTTCATCTGTTGTTTCTGCAGCGTTCTTGTTGTATGTCGCTTTAATACGCTCCATTAACATTGGAATGTGCATAAAAGCCACTGAATATCCTTCGTTTTTAATTGCTTTAGCTATGGCATACGCTATATGGCTTTTTCCGGTACCGTATGAGCCTTGTAAGATTAAAGACTTAGGTTTATCTACAGAAAAGGTTTTAACGTACTCTATAGCTGTTTTTTTGGCGTATATTTGTTTTTCGTTTTGGGGTTTGTAATTGTTTACTGTTGCATCTCTTAGCGAACCATTTACAGTAGATTGATTGAAGATATTATTTATATATTTTTGCTTACGTTTCTTCTCTGCTTCTTTACCAGCTTGTATCATTGAACAGTCACAACCATGTCTGAACTCATGCCCGTTACTAAACTTGTAATAGTCGTATGTGTTTCCACACTTATTACATTTAAGGTTGTGCTGTTCTTCTACAATGTTTTGGCTAGGTTTGATATTTCTAGCTAGACTTTCCATAGATTGCATTTCATCACTCCTAATCCCAATAGCTAGGATCGTATTTCATTCTTTCTAGTTGATCCATTCCACTCGTTTGTAATTCTTGGTTAAGATAACCCTCGAATTTAGTACCGAATAACGTTTCAGGTCTTAGGTATTTCTCCATGTTTGTCCCTTTCCACTCGGCAACTTTGTTATCTATAACTCTTTTGAAGTCATCTAGTGAAAAACCTTCATCTGTTCTAGCACGTATGACTGTTTGATTTTTCTTAGTAGTCGATTTGTAATTCTTACCTGCGCGTTGGTTGAGATAATCAATAACATCACGGTAAGGATAAACAGTCGGGTTGCCTGACAATATATTCTCATCATTATAAGTATCATCATTATTATTAAAATCATTATTAGTACTATTATTATTAGTAGTATGCGATTTACCATTAACGGTTTTTCCATTGTTGGTTTTACCGTTAACGGTTTTTCCAACGTTGGAAAATCGAATGTGGTGCGGTTGCTCATATACCAAGTACTCATAGCCGTTCAACCTACCACTTTTATCACGTTTTCTATTACGTTGAATATATCCAATTTCTTCTAATTCCTTGATTCCACTCTTTAAACCGCTAAGTCCATCAGTTGAATGTTGCTCTAGTTCTGTTTCGTAAATTTGCCAGTCATCAGGTCGGCTTAATAAATAAAGTAATATCCCTTTAGCTTTCCAACTTATATTAGAATCATGTATAAAATCTTTGTGTACTGTCACAAAGTTACCTGATTCTTTGTAAACTCTAAATGTGGCCATTTCTTTATCTCCTTCCTTTTAAAATATTGTGTATAATTTATTTAATGCTACTGCGTTAGATTGGAGGTGTAACGATGTACATTGATCCTCTAAAAAATGTTAAGCCGATAATTGATAAAAATTTCTATGAATTAAGAAATGCAGCAATGAGAGTAACTACACCTTCGAAAGAAATCAGACAAGTTATGAATCAAACTATGAAATTTGATTATATTTATAAAGATATTGGTAAAATTGCAATTCAATCAAAATTAAATAATTTCGATACTTCTAATTTGTTCAGAATTTCTACACCAAGTATTACTATTGCTAAAAATTTTAGAAACAATTTATTTTCTGAAAAACTTCTTAATGATTTCATAAGCTCTACTAATTTTCAGGAAAATGAAGTTTTGAAAATTAGTAATCGTTTGAGACAATCTTTTATCAATACTGTCGATGTCTCTTCTTTTAGTGAAACCGTCGATTCTCCCCATCCAATAGATGAGATATATCGCGATTATTACAACAATATATTCAAAGAAGCGCTCAATCATAAGTTCATTTATCCCTCCGCTAAATTTGTAAAAAAAATTTCAGTAGCATCTGCTTCTAGTGTTACTGGACCGGTTTTACTAAGAACTATCCTCGATCAATATGTGAATTACTTTGTATTTTCTTCAGTAATCGCAATATTGTTTACTTGTTTTTTAATAGCAAATTGTTTTGTTGAAGATGACACTGAGGATTAGGCCACTCACACGCTTAGCACTTCTAATCTCCTCCGCAAAGATGACGATTAGGAGTGTAATTTTTATAATTTGTAATCTTTTCAATTCATTTTCTCACCTTTCAACATAGCGTTTAAACGACCATCAACTTTTATCCAGCTATCCTGTAAGATATATTTTTCGTCAAAAGACTTAACGCCTATGTTGTGCTGTTCTTGGTGGTGGAATCTGCATAAAGCTAATACTTCATAATCGTAATGCTGCATCTTCTTACGGTTAGCACCACGACCTATTGCGTAGTGATGTGCAAGGTCAGCATTTGATTTCCCACATAGTACACAGTTTCGATTGACCGTTGCCCAGTAAAGGAACGCCTTGTCATTTTTAAGTAGGTCACTCGTCTTATAATTAAGTGGTATATTATTGTGAAACACCCAGTCGAGAATAACTTCTATAACTTGTTTAGCTTGATCTCTTGTGCAATCACTCAATGAGAGACGTTTCTCGTAGCCGTAGAGGACTTCTACGTAATCCATGAACAAAACACCTCATATAATCACGGGGTTGTCCTGTATATGCTTCTATGTCGTTACAGAGAGCAAATATTTTTCTACGCTGCTTATCTGTAATCTTGAATGGATCTACAACTCTTACATCTGCCTCTACTTCGTAACCGTTGTCTAAAAGCAATGTTGTTTTGTTATCTAGTTCCACTCCTTTGATAACTACAGTTGTTGTACCGTCATCTTGAGTGATGTAATTTTTAATAATTGGCATCTACATCAGTCCTAGAAAGGTAAATCCTCATCTTGAATATCTAACGGACCATTAGCGTTAGCAAATGGATTTTGTTGTTGATTCTGTTGTGGTGGTTGATAGCTATTGCTTTGTTGAGGTGGTTGGTAATTATTATTGGGTTGATAGCCATTATTTTGTTGGTAGTTATTGTTTTTCTGTTGATAATTACCTTTTTGATTGTTGTTTTTATTTCCACTATCTAGGAATTGAATATTATCTGCTACAACTTCCGTCACAAAAACACGTCGCCCTTCGTTGTTGTCATAACTTCGTGATTGAATACGCCCATCTACTCCAGCTAAACTACCTTTTGAAAGATAGTTATTAACGTTTTCTGCTTGTTGTCTAAATACAACTACATTAATAAAATCTGCTTCTCTTTCGCCATTTTTGTTTTTGAATGTTCTATTTACTGCTAATGAAAATGTGGTTACACTTACGCCGCTAGCTGTTTGTCTGAACTCTGGATCTTTTGTTAATCTACCTGCTAAAACTACTCTGTTTATCATTATTAATTCACTCCATTTTCTTTTTTCCAACCGACTACTGTTTGTAGGTATCTCATACAATCAGCAACGCTTATTTTTTTGTAATCGATGATTCCTAATTGTGTTTTTACGCCTTCTTCTGTATCGCCCATTGCTTCTGCAAATTGTTTTATCGTGTTAGATAATATTTCGATATCATGTTTGTCAGCTTTGCTATATTCTTGTTTTTTTTGTTTAGCATCAGGATCATCTTCATCTGTCGGAATATTTAACAGTTTCAATAAGAAGTATCTTTCAGCATAAGTAAGTGCCGTGCCATAGGCTTGTGCGATATCTTGCTGTTGCCCGAATGCTGCAAATTGAACGATGTAATCTTCTTTTGTATTACTGTCGATAATGTGATACTCCATATTCATTGAAACAATATGTTCCGTTTTACCTTTATTATTTTTCGTTTCTCTAGTTTCGTACGCTGTTACAGAAGGGTATATTAGCAGCCCGTGTTCTTCCATTTTCGGACGTATCTTGTAAAGTATTTGACTACCTTCTACATAGTCGTAGTTGTAACCTTTAGCGTCTTTAGTAAAGCCTTCGATGTTCTTTTTAACGTCTACTATTTTTTGGAAAAGATTGAGTTTATCTGGCATCTATCTCACCCTCAAACTTCTACTTTGCTTTAGTTCTACTCCTTTGAGTTCCAAGCCACCTTTAACAGCTTTTAACAATTCTTTTTTATCTAGCTTAGGTTTTTGTTCAACATAATATTGTTTAGGTATTAAAGTTTCATCTGTAACATCTAAGCTAGGTGGATTGTTCGCTATTGAGTAACTATTGAGCGATGTCTTAAATTTTTCTTTGCCAGTCTGTTCCATAACTTCCTGTAAACTTTCTTTTAAACGTTTGACACCGTTTTGATTAGAAGTTTTACGTTGTCTTAAACGCTTTATTTCTTCGTCTATAGCATTGTTATCTGCTTCTAAAGACTTAATAACTGCTACATATCCATCTGCTTTTTCTTCGATTGCATCGTTTATGCTTGCTAGCGTATCTTTTAAAATTTGTTCATCTTCTTGTTCAGCGATAAGGTCATAAACTTGTTGATAATTATCTTTTAATTCAAATAAGTTGCTCATCGATTAGACACTCCCCTGCAATCACTTTTTTAGCAACTTCTAGCTTTTGTTTCATTTTATTAATAGAATCAATGTTTCTAAATTTAAGACTTTGACACCCATATTGATAATGGCTTGAATAGTGCCAAAACTCACAAACTACATTACCGTCATTGTATTTTTTAAATTCAACTTCCACATTTTGATTGCTATACATAACAAGTTCATTCAGTACACTCGATGTTTCTAATAATACTTGTGAATTCATAATTGACTTATCATCACCTTTTTTGGTTTAATTAATTCATAGTATTTTAATACTGTCTCTTTCTCTTACTGGTAGACGTTATTACGTCTACTAGTTTTTTTAGTTACATTTAGCCATTTCTCCCAAAAGAACGAACTAAAAATTAGAGCGAACATCGAAATTCCTAATACTGTCGTGAAGCCAGCTCCTAACATTAATGTTATTATCATTGCGTTAAACATCGTCATATAGCTGAGTAAGTACTTCACTTTGTTCTCTCCAATTCTTTCAACACCTCATCAGTAATATCATGATAAGGAAATTTTTCTCTAACTAGTTGAATAGGTATCTTTCCTCTTATTGCAATGTAACCTTCTTCTTCTAGCTCTTGATTGAGCTCTCTAATTATTAAAGATGCTTTTGATTTAGAAACTGATAATATTTGCGCTAACTCTTTTGCTTGAAGTGAGTTTTTAATCATGTTTATATCTCCTAATCTATTATTATTTTGTCTTCTAAAATTAATTTTTAACTCGATTATTACTTCTCTACCTTTTCATGTATAATGAGTGATAAAGGGGGTTTTATAATGAATAAGATTACGAAAGAAGAATTATCTGAGCTGATTAATCAAAGAAATGATTACGCCGAAGAAACATTTGCTGAAATGTTTCTAGAAAGGGATAGTGAAAACCCTAATGTCATAGCAAATAACTATTTTGAATCTTTCGCACTTGCTAATGACAAGATGATTGAAAAATTGTTAAAGAATCTTGATTTATTAGAAGATTAAATCTTCATTAGAGTTTCCTCTTCACTTGTGAAAGTGTGATTAGGAATCTCTTTTTATTAGGTAAATCTAATCCTATAAAAATTCTTTCCTTGCTCCATAATTCATTTCTATAGCAACCCAGGGATATTCCAACTTGATTTATCTTCAAGTTCGTTTGCTTTAAAATCTTTAAACTCAATCATTATCAAGAATTGTTTAGTCCGGTCATAATCAACCTTTTGAATTGCTGTGTATCTCGGAACGTTGAAATATTCTTTTAAACGTGTCCACATTGCACGAATGAATTGTCCTTTTTTCTTTTTGAATAATTCATTTTGGTACTTCATATCTACTGGAATACCGTTCTTGTAATACTCTCTTGTGAATTGGTTTGCTTTTGATTGAACAATTGACTGCAGTTCCTTTTGTTGTTCATAAGTTATAGGTACTTCTTTCTTGATTTCTTCTACCATATCTTCTACATATGACACTCGATTTTCAACGCGATCTTCCATATCTAACATTCTTTCAATGATTTGTTCTAACTGCTGTCCTTGTTCGTTTGTTTGCTTAATGTGATTTTGTAAAAAGATTAATTCGTCTTTGCGTTTTGCCATTTTAATTCCTCTTTTCTGGTATAATTTTTTTATCTCCTATCGAAAGGAGGGGATAAATATGAGACTAAACTATGATTGTATTCGTGATATATTACTGACTATTGAAGATATGGATTACACTTCACCAGGGATGATTAAAGAAAATTTTGAAAACCAAAGTAGAGTTAAAAAATATGAACCTATTCAAATTTTATATACATTAAAACGTTTAAGCGATGCCGGGTTCATTAATGTTTTATTTGCTAAAGGGGAAGCTTTTTATCACTTTTATAATGTCCACTCTATGACTTTTTCTGGTCACCAATTACTTGATGACATTAGAGATGAAAAAGTTTGGCAAAAGACTAAAGATAAAGCTTCAAAACTTTCATCGGTATCTATTCCAGTACTACAACAGCTCGCTACATCTGTTGCTAAACAAATGTTTGGTTTACAGTAATTTGAACTCTAATCCATTAATTAAGACATATAAGTTTTTATTAATTTGTGGAAAGCGTTCAATCAAGTGGTCATAATTATCTACTAACTCATTAGATTCAAATATTGGTCGTCTATTACCTTTCTTGTCATAGTAGTAATAGATGACTTTTTGTTTTTCTTCTTGCATTACTTTCCTCCTAATTTACGACGATTCTTCCGTTTAACATTGCTTCTAAATTGGTTGTAAATTCTTTCAGTAATGCTACATTTTCTTGTAGTCTTTCTTTTGACTTCGTATTCGCTTTGATGACTGTATCTAATCTATATGTCTCAACCGAATTTTCTTTGATGAAGTTCTGAATACTAATTGATATCTTGTGTGCGTTGATACTTGATTCACGTTCTAACCTCGTTAATTCTTTTTCTTCGTATGCTTGGTTGGGTTCACTAAAGCTGTTTCTGTATCGTTGTAATTCATCTCGTAGTTCATTAGCGTTATTACTTTCACGCTCAAATTTTTGTTTGAATTGTTCGAGTTGCTGTTGAACTTCATCAGGTACAACCTCTTTGATAACTTCTCGCTCAACCACTTCAGGTTCTCTATTCTGTTCATCTTCGAGTTTCTTACGTGCAATTTCTTCTGAACGTTGTGCTTGTTCTACTTGTGATTGGAGTTGAATGTTTTGTTGTTCGAGTTCTTCTTTATCTCTCTGAAGTTTTTTGTACTCTTTATGAGTTGTGATATCTCCGTCTAAAACTTTTTGTTTTAACTCCTCAGGCGCATTCTTTTTCATTACTTCTTTTTGTAATGATTTTGGGGCGTTTAAGAAATTATCTTTTTGAGTGTTTTCCAGATTTGTGGAAAACTGATTTAAATTAATGTAGTAATAAACTTGATGTTTATCTAAGCCGCCACTTTCGTACCACTTAACGAAAACACCTTCATGATGGTTGGCGAGTTTGTCTTGTGCTTTTTTTAATTCCTTACCTATCTTGATACGTGCATCTTCTGCTATACCGTTGATTGTGTATTCGCGTTCTTTCAAAAATTCTGCCGTGTCATTATCTATAAGCGAATAATCAAATGTTTCATTCATATGTTCTATTTCAAACAATTAACTCACCTCCTTTAAGTTATAACTTTCTTTTTACGTAAGTCTTCGTTAAAAAAAATATCTCTTCCTTCTTGAGGTGTTAAATCTAACGCGAAATAAATCCCGTTTATTACCGGATATGAAGGCTTGGTTCTTCCATGTATCATGTTCGATAATGTATCTCTGTTAACACCTATTTCTTCGGAAAGGGTTTTGATGTTGTGTTCTTTTAAAGCCATTTTCGATTTTAAAAGTTTAGTGTCAATAGGCACTTCGTTTCACCACCTTTCGCATTACGTAAGTAATCTTATCATGGTCGTACAGAATAGGTCAAACATTTCACGAAAGTTTTTAAGAAAAAATATTGCAAATCCCGAAAGTTTTCCTTATAATATAGTTATCAAGTAAAAGGAGCTGTATTACGATGTGCTTTTCAAAAAGAATGAAACAATCAAGAGAAAAACAAGGTATGACTTTAGCTGAACTAGGAAGAAAAATCGGTAAAACTGAAGCTACTGTACAACGTTATGAAAGCGGAAATATTAAAAATCTTAAAAATGATACTATTGAAAGTATAGCTACTGCATTAAATGTTAACCCTGCTTTCTTGATGGG